CTAAATCAGCAACTGAGCAAATGCGTGAATATGTTGAAAAAATATCTGCACCATCTGGTGGCGATAACGGCGCAAATTCAAAAAGCATAGTAGCAAAGCCAAATAATATGGGCGGAACATCAGCAAATATTGCTAAAGGTGCAACCGAAGCAGGCGGTAAGGCTGCTGGCCCAAAAGTGGATGACGCAGGCAATAGAAATAAGCCTGGCGGCATGAGTGCCAAAAAAGGCATGAAAAACGAACCTGGTCACGGCGCTGAGAAAAAGGGCAAGCCAGAGAATGCTGCAGATAAAAAGTCATTGACTCGAAGCGGCAAATAAGTTAAGGAATTACGGATGAGCTATTTACGTGAACATATGAGTTTCGACCAGGCTAAAATTGTTGTTGAGTCTGCTAACGAAGGCAAAGATCTTTATATGAAAGGCATTTGTATTCAAGGCGGAGTACGCAACGCAAATCAGCGTGTATATCCCGTAAATGAAATTAGTAGGGCTGTCACCACACTCAATGAACAAATTGCTGGTGGTTATTCAGTTCTTGGTGAAGTAGATCATCCTGAAGGACTTAACATTAACATTGACCGTGTATGCCATATGGTTACAGAAATGTGGATGGACGGTGCAAATGGTTACGGTAAATTAAAAATATTACCTACTCCGATGGGACAACTAGTTAAAACAATGCTTGAAGCACAAGTTAAACTAGGTGTCTCATCAAGAGGCTCCGGCAACGTTAGCGAAAGCGGCAATGGCGAAGTAAGCGAATTTGAGATAATCACCGTGGATGTTGTAGCTCAACCTAGCGCACCAGGTGCTTATCCAACACCAATATATGAACACCTAATGAATGAAAAAGGTGGATATAAGGCATTTATTACAAGTAAAGAAGTAACAGGCGACAAAAAGGCACAGAAATATATTGCAGAGAGCTTATTAAATATAATAAGCAGGCTCCAATAAAGGAGAATAATATGGACCCAATAAAATCCCTTTTAGAGAGTGAAGCAATTACAGAGCAAATGAAATCTGAAATACAAGAAGCATGGGATACTAAGATAAAAGAAAATCGTCTTAGTGTTGCATCAGAACTAAGAGAAGAATTTGCTTCAAAGTACGAACACGATAAAGGTGTTATGGTTGAAGCAATTGATTCAATGATACGCGAAAAGCTATCAGAAGAAATGACAGAATTCCACGAAGATAGATTACAACTTTCGGAAGCTAAAACAAAATATGTTAAAGCTATGAGAGAAAATTCTAATCTTTTAAAGACATTTGTTAGCAATACTCTTGTTAAAGAAATTTCAGACCTACATGAAGATCAAAAAGAAATGGCAAATAAATTTACCATTTTAGAAGAATTTATTGTAGATCAACTTGCAAACGAAATTGCAGAATTCCAAGAAGATAAGAAAGACTTAGCTGAAACAAAAGTACGTTTAGTACGTGAAGCTAAAGTTCACTTCAACAAAATTAAGAAAACTTTTGTTGAAAGAAGTGCAAAAGCAGTTGAGAGAACAGTTAACAACGGATTAACATCTGAAATTAGCCAACTCAAAGAAGATATTGAAGTAGCACGTAAAAATGATTTCGGTCGTAAAATATTTGAAGCATTTTCTTCAGAATATTTAAATTCACATCTTAGTGAATCGTCTGAAACCAAAAAATTGTTAAAAGTTCTTGAAGCTAAAGATAAACAACTTGCTGATGCAAAAACACTTGCAGTAAAAGCTAAAACTATAGCAGAATCAAAAGACGCTGAAGTAAAGCGTTTGCTTGAATCCAAAGAACGTATAGCTATTATGAACGAGTTGACTACGCCATTAAGCAGAGATCAACGAGGAATCATGAATGACTTACTGGAGTCGGTACAAACTAGTAGACTACGTCGACAATTTGACAAATACCTACCGTCAGTAATTGATGGTCATAGTCCAGCAAAGCAGAAGGCACAAATAACCGAGGCAAAAGAAATAACAGGCAATAGAAATAATAGTTCAATCAAACCAGTAGCAGACCATAATGTCGTTGACATTAAACGTCTAGCTGGATTATAATAAGGAGATAATTATGTCAGAACTACTAGAAAGTCGCTGGACAGAGACTAAAGGTGCTCTGCTCGAGGGCCTCGGAGGCAACAAAAAGGCAGTAATGGACACTACTCTTGAAAATACACGCAAGTATTTGTCAGAGAGTGCAACTGCTGGTGCTACTTCTGCGGGTAACGTCGCGACACTTAACCGTGTGATCCTACCAGTGATCAGACGTGTAATGCCAACTGTCATTGCAAATGAACTAGTTGGTGTACAACCAATGACCGGCCCAGTCGGTCAAATCCACACATTGAGAGTGCGTTATGCAGATACGTTTGACTCAACTAGTGGAACAGATGTAACTGCAGGCGAAGAAGCATTAAGCCCATTCAAAATTGCCGAAGGTTACTCAGGTGCTGCTGCAACTGATAAAGCAGCTTCAACAGGATCCATGGAAGGTACAGCTGGTAACAGACTAAGCATTCAGATCTTGAAGCAAACTGTAGAAGCAAAATCACGCAAGCTATCCGCTCGCTGGACTTTTGAATCTGCACAAGATGCTCAATCACAGCATGGCATTGATGTAGAAGCAGAAATCATGGCTGCTCTTGCTCAAGAAATTACTTCTGAAATTGATCAAGAAGTAATTGGTAGCTTAACCACACTAGCTGGTTCTGCTGTACAAACATACGACCAAACATCTGTGTCTGGTACTGCTACTTTTGTTGGTGACGAACATGCTGCACTAGCTGTTACTATCAACAGAGTATCAAACCTAATTGCACAGCGTACACGTAGAGGCGCAGGTAACTGGGCAGTTGTTTCACCAACTGTACTAACTATCCTACAAAGTGCAACTACTTCAGCGTTTGCACGTACAACAGAAGGTACATTCGAAGCACCAACTAACACAAAACTAGTTGGTACATTGAACAATGCAATGAAAGTATATGTTAACACATATGCTTCTAGCGATAATGTTTTAGTTGGCTATAAAGGTTCAACTGAATCTGATGCCGCAGCATTTTATTGCCCATACATTCCGCTAATGAGCTCCGGTGTTGTGCTAGATCCAGCAACATTTGAGCCAGTTGTTAGCTTCATGACTCGTTATGGTTATGTAGAATTAACTAACGCTGCTAGCTCTCTTGGTAATGCTGCTGACTACTTAGGTCTAGTTTCAGTTACTTCGGGTAACCTAAGCTTTAGCTAAGTTATACTTTATATTACAAAATAGGCGCTACGGCGCCTATTTTCTTGACTTTTTTAAAAAACTGGTTGACAACGCTATATAAGTTTGCTATATTAAGTACATAAGTTAGGCGACGGTTTAACTTAGATGGTGACTGAAGCGATGTCGGTAGACGGCATCAAGGTAATGTAGAAGAATCTTAGCGGATTGGTTTAGCGACTGCATACATGTTCCGGGTTAATTGCACGAGTCTACTTGTGCCCGGTTGAAGGTAATAAGTAATTCCTTCCTATCAATATTAATTAAGGAAGGTTCTGCCCACTGATGTGGCAGGACCTTTTTTTGTATTTGATAAATATATACGTCAGATAGTGTGCCGCAAGGCGGACTTATGCTGTCCCAACAGCGTACCGGATAGAACCCGGATAGGACTACTTTTATAGGAGAAAAAAAATGGGAAGACCACTAAACAAAAGATTTTTTGGAGCACCAACAACTACTGGAAACGAAATCAAAGTACAATTTAATGACGGTTCAGGCTCAATGCCAGGCTTTGTTGTTAACCAAAAAGGTTCAAAGCGTTTCAATTGCTCAAATGCAGGCGGAACAAAAACTGATCTTTGCAAATTAGTAGACAAAGCTTCAGCAGATATTCTAGAAGGCGAAATGACAATTACAGTAGATGACGGCGGAACAGCTCGTCAAGTAGTTAAAATTGCAGGACGTAAAGTTACATTAGATAACGGAACAGTTACAACTTGGGACTTCACAGGTACTGGTGATACAGTAGCAATTGAAGAAGCTGGAACAGGTGTAGGCGCAGGTACTGACACAACCTTAGGTACAGATGATGACGTACTAACAGGTGCAGATGATACTGAAGGCGACGACTAAAAATAATGTAGGGGGATTTATTCCCCCTACACTTAGCTAGGATTACATAATGTCAAGATTTCTTAAAGTACCAAACGGTGATTACAAAATACAA